TCCTTGCTTGCTCCGCAGTCTGATTCTGCTGCGTGATCCGCAGCCCCTCTTGGAAGGCCGCTGCTGTCCCTTTGGCCTCTTCAGTCAGCCGCCCAAACGCGGCTGCGTACTCCTGCGGGCCAATCAAGTTGGCTCGCAACTGATCGGCCAGTGCCGAGAACTTCGCGGCAAACTCTTCCTGTGCCCTCCCCGCCGCTGCGGTCTTTTCAGCAAACGGCGTAAAGACGTTCGTCGCCTTCTCCGCCTGGGCAGCGAGCTTTTCAAGCGCACGATCAACCGGCGTGAGCGACCTCGCCAAGCCGCTCGCGTCGCCAGTGACCCGCAGTGCTAACCCGACGATGTTCGCCATTACCCACCACCTAGTGCTGCTTGCAAGGCCCGAATCTGTGTCAGCATCTGATCGCCATGCTGCGGAGGCTTTTCGATTGGATTGAAATCATCAGCAGAAGGGCACTTGCCTTTCGGTGAGTGCGGCGCGAGCGTCGCACTGACTTCAAGACCTGTCTGCCGCCATGGATCGGGGAGAGCTTGGTAATAGCGCGTGTACGCCATCCACTCAGTCAACTCCCGCGAATCCATGCGACGAGACAGTTCGCCAACCGTCATGCCAAGGTGCCCCGCCAACGCAAACATGAATCGCCGCGTCGGCGAGACGCCTAGGCTTTTCCCAACTGCTCGACGTCCGCCTCCGTCATGTTGTTATGCTTGAGAGCCTCGTCGAACAACCGGCCCATCACTGCCCCCGACTTGTTCGCCAGTGCCGAAATCTGCTCGCGGGTGAAGAGCAGTTCCCCCTTGTCGTCGCACAGGACGCGGGCGAGATACTCCGTGCGGAAGTTATCGACGCCGGTCTCTCGCTTGCCGATCCAGAGACGCTCATACGCATCCCGCTCGCCAACGCTCATCATGCGAATGAACACGTCGCCGTTCCATTCACGAACCGGAACCTGCTTCAGCCCGAGATCGTCCGCTGCCAAAATCTGCTCTGCTGTCAGTGCCATACAACAACTCCTACGATGGTGAAAAGCGGAGCGTCACCGTGTTGCGCTGCACGTCGTTGACCTTCTTCTCGACTGCGAGTCGCTGGAAGATCGCCTTGTGCGTGAACACGACGCCCGGCCCAGCCACTTGAAACGTGGCACGCTTTCCGTAGTTGGTCAGCGTGCAGTTCGCAGTGCCCAGGCACACTACATCTATAGTGCCTAGGTCAAGCGCAAACGGTGAGCCGGTGCTGCCGCGAGAGATTGGCAGATCGCCGCCGTGCAATATCTTCAAGTCAACCACCTCTTGGAACGCGACTGCGTTCCAAGAGACGGTCACACCGGCAGCATAGCTCGCCATGACGGGATGCCTCCGTCACGCTGTTTATCGAGCGACCTTGAATACCGCAGTGCCCTTGACCACATCGTTCAACGCGAACGTCACAGACGAGCTAACAACGGTCGAAGCCTTCGACAAGAACGACGAACCGGCGTGAGTGATGACCAGCGTGCCAGTCGAGGCGTCGAGAATGATGTCCTTGCCGAGATACTCGATCGTGACCTGCCGCCCCGTATCCGTTGCGTTGCCGGTCAGCGGTCGATCCTGAGTCAGCACAGAGTTGCCAGCAGTCAACCCAAGGTGCGAGACGTCGATAGTGTTTTCAGTCGCTGGGTCGGCAAGGTTGTAAACGATGTTTGTGACCGTGTAGCCGCTGCCCGCAAACGTGAGCACTGTGCCGGTCGAATCATGGGGCGTGATAGCCATATTCAAGTCTCCTGCCAGAGGATGCCGTAAAGTTGCTGAACGGTGTAAACCGGCGGTAGGTCTCCACCGGAGAGTTGTGCGAACCCGTCGCTCTCGTTGTCGAGGGAAACGTTGCTCACCACCGTATTGTCGAAAGTGCCTCCCCACCCATCCAGAGACTCACGGCACTTGTCAGCAATATCGCGGGCAGATTCGTACGTTTCAGCGAAAACGTCTACTGACAAGTTTACTGTGGGCACGCCGACCGGCCCGGCAAGCGACTGCTGTCGTGTCACCGCCAACCGCCTCCATGTGATGAAGGGCAGCGATGCCGTCGCGGGGGCGATGACAGGGTAGATTCGGGTCGCTACCAGTGCCGTCACGGCGGCTGTCGTGACAAGCCGGTTGCGGATCGCAGCCTCGGGACTCTTGAAAGCCATGCGTCAGACTCCCGAGATCGTGCCCTCGGCACGGTAGGTGAGGGTGGACAGGGCACGCTCCAGCGAGATGCGAAGCTCCTGCTGCAGGATCGCAGCCACTTGTGCCTGCGTCTGCTGGAACGCCGTGCGGATTGGCGGCTGGCCCGCCACGCCGCCCTCGGGCGAAGGCGGGATCACGATGGGGTTGGCAGACTTTTTGAAATACGCTCCCGGTGTTGGCGGGTTGGTCTGCACGCGGTTCCTGTTACCCGGCTGGCGAATCATCTGAAACGGGCCGAGAGATTTGTAGCTCGATGCGATGTAGGCGTTTTGGCCGCTGACGGTGTGGACAACGCCCTTGCCGCGGACGACCTCCTGCTTGCCCCGCCGTGTTCGCACGAACGGCACAGACGGGCTTTTCCGCTGGTAGGGCGTATTGCTGAACTTGCTGACGACACGCGCTCGGGTGCCGTATTCAATGAGCCACTGGTGATACGCCCGGTCGCCTACGGTGCCCGACGAAACACGCACTCTCCCACCGGCAGCGTCCTCCGAGCCACGCTTGCCGGTGGCACGGTAGCCAATCAGCCCGACCGCGTTGCCGTTCTTCGTGTACGCCTTGGCTAGCGACATCACAGCGGCCCGCAGATTGCCCGTAGGGCCGACCGGCGTCAGTTCACGTAGCCGCGACTCGGCTGGCACTATCGCCTTCTGGAGGGCATCCTTGAGGGCCGCAGCGGTGAACCGCTTGTCGCCGAGGTTGCGGATTGCGTCGCCAACCTCCCGCAGGTCTGGGAAGTTCGCCGTGATGACAATGCCTGCTGTAGCCATCAGACATTCTCCTGGCAGATGACTTCATGCTCGCTGCGGTTGTTGTGTTCCAGCAGGCTCACGATCTCCAGCGTCCGAGACTGCCAAGAGAGTCGATGCGACTGCGTGAGGCCCGGCAGATACCGCATCCGCACGCGGTGACTGATTGCCACTTGGCTCTGCCCAGAAAGCAACTGCTCGCGAGCCGAAACGCCATCAACGCTGGCCCACACGGCAGACGAGTCAGACCACGTCATCACCAGTTCGCCAACGGAGTTGGTCGCGCCGCTGGCGACTTGCACAGTTACCCGCTCGCGGAGTTTGCCAGGGTCGATCATCGGTACGATCCCCAGCGTTGTGCATCGAGCAGTGCCTTGACGCCATACGGGATGTCGTTCAGCGAGCCGCTGTCGGCCGCAAGCCGCCGCTCGTAGAAATGCCCGACGAGCATCAGGATCGCGTTGCGGACGCCTTGCGGAACGCTTGCACCAGACTCTCCACGCCCCGCCCACCACGTCACGGTGACAGAGTTGTAGTCGGTGAGGTGCCCCGGCCACGCCCCGCCGTAGGTGTTGCGGATCACGCCGGGCTTCGTGTCACGGTCAACGCGATAGGTGGACGACGACAGGGCAGCGGTCGCCCCAGACACATCAGACGTAAACGTCACGCTGACAGCCGTCGCCGTGCCAGACGTCGCCATCGGCGGGCGGGGCAGTTCGATCTCTGCCGGAAAACCGTCGAGCCGCATGACGAGTTGCTGGTGGATAAGAGCTTCGTCCATGTAGGTCTCGACCCACTCGCGAGCCGCCGTGATCAGCGAGACGACGTAGAGGTCGTCGGCATCCGAATCAATGCGGCAGTGGGCCTTCGCCTCTGCCAGCGACACAGGCTCAACCACAGGCTGCGTGACCGTTCGCAGGCTGCGATAACGCATCGGCTTTCCGTCATACACTGGCCGTGGGTAGTCCATCACATCCCTCTCGGTGAGCGACGACGCGGCGTGAGGTCAGCAGACTCGCCGCCCGGCTCAACGCTCGCCGTCTCGATCAAGTCAATCTGTTTCTCTGGGATCGCACGCCCCTCGGCAATCAGCCGCTGGGCAACGTCGCTGTCACACTCGGTCACGTCGCCGGGGCGATAGGTCGAGTAGTTGGCGGTAAACTTGATTTTCATGATTGGGGCACACTCCATGCAGTGTCTGGGCGGGCGAGCTTGGTCGTGAAATCAGTCGTCCACTGGAACACAGGCGACTGAAGATTCTTCCCAGGCCATGTGACGACGTACTCGCCGTGCCCGAGAACGACACGCGGCGAAATAAACACGCGGTTGCCGCTCTCCCGCCAATTTCTCCAGAACCAGATGTCGTCATCGATGCGGCCTTCGTTCCACGAATCGTCTGGGCCGGGCTTGCTCCAGAACCACGGCTTTTTGCACCGCTTCAGCGCGGCCGTCGAAATGACCGTCAGCCCGAAGTGTGCGCTGTCCACTTCCTGCACCGGCTCGGCAAACCAGTCGGCGGGCACCGTAGAACTGCCGCTAGACGGCGGATTGTCGAGCGTGCCCTTGAGCGTCAGCATCGGGCGACCGTCCTCACGCTTGGTCTGCAGCCCAGTGACAGCATCGCACTGAAACGTCAGAGCCATCGCGAACAAGTGCTCAACGTCGGCCTTTGTGAAGAATGTGTCGTAATCAATCGCGAGTAAATACTCACATTTGTCGATGAAGCTTTCAAAACAGCGGGTATTCACCTGTGACCAAAATGCGCCCGTCCCCATTGTCGGTCTAATGCCCAGCGGCATCAGAGCCTGCGCCCACGCGAAGTGGTTGCTGGTGAACGACAGACGCGGCATCGAGAGCACGGCCTCGACGCGAATATCAACCTCTGTTCCGCCGACTTTGACAATCACTAGAGTGGCTCCAAAAGGAAACGGCTGGCGGGGATCGCTCCTCGCCAGCCGTCCATGATTGTCTGCGTGTCAAGCGATTAGGCGTTGACCACGACCTGCACGCCCGAACTCGATGCGTCCGATGCGCCGGTCTCGCCACGGCCCAGACGGGCAACGCTCGCCACGACGCTCGCGGCCACCGGCGTGGCGTTGACGCGGAGGTATCGCTTGCGGCCCCGCGCGTCGAGGTTGATCCGCACGACGTTAGAGCCAGAGGTACGCGAGCCGCTCGACGGGATGGCGAACCCACCGGCACCACCGCCCACGAGGGCCGTGATGTCGGCGTAGCCGCTGCCCGAGGCATCGGACTCTTCGATCTTCAGAGCACGGCAGATCGCGTCCGTGGTGGCCGCAGCCGCCTCAAACACAACGTCGATGGACGCATAGGAGAACCCCAGCGTGTCGATGGTGTGCTGTGCAGTCTGCGCCGTGGTCGTGTCAGCCACGCCGATCATCGCGTCAGTCTTGGAACGGGCAAGGTGAAGCATTAGCAGGTACTCCGAGGTGAATTGGAATCAGCCGAACTTGAGGGCACAGATCGGGCCTGCCTTGGCAGCACTGCCGAGATCGTGAGCAACCATCGCCACGCGAGCGGTAGCGAAGGTGAGGGTCTGGTCGTACTCGATGAACCGGCTGGCGTCGGTCTTGATCGTCACGGCACGCCGCTCGCCGTAGGTCGCCGCTTGGCTCATGTCGCCGAACAGGCAGGCCACGGTGCCCGTGGTGCCAGTCAGAGCCGACTGGAGCGGATGGCACAGCACAACCGGGAAGCCGAGGAACTGGAGGTTAGCACCGCCAGCGATGTCCGCAGCGTTGTTGCCCGCGTGGGAAACCATCAGCCGCAGCATCGAAGAACCGTAGCCAGCAGGCGAAATGAAGAACTTCGCGTTCCGGCGGGCGAACAGCGGAGCCCTCGCAACGAGCGAGGTGAAGTCAGTCAGCGTCAGAGCGTCGAACGTCGTCCGGCTGGTCGCCGTCACCACGCTGGCCGCGTGCGTGCCGTCAACGACCGAGGTAGCAACACCGACCGTTCCGTGGTACGCCGCGCCGCCGTCACCGATGAGGCCCGCGTTGTCGAACGCTTCCGCGAACGACTGAGCCACTTCGACTGCCATTGCATCGGCAAGGTCGATGACCGAATCTTCCAGCAGGCTGTTGGGGATTCTGTTGTCGATTCCCCACAGCTTCGCGATCAGGTTGACGTTGTCGAAGGTCACGTCGCTGGTCGAGGGAGCAGCGTTCTCACCAATCGGCCGAGCCGACAGGCCGCTCGTCCTGCGGGCGACAAGTATCGAGTCGGTGTTCATGGACACCCGGCGAAACTCGCTGGGCACCACGCCGAACTCTTCGACGAGACGGATGATCTCAGACGACAGCTCGTCGCTGACGAGAACGCCACCGAGCGAGTTGATCGAGCCAGCCTGGGCACGGCTCTCGACGCCGTGATCGACGCACCACCGACGAGCCTCGGCATCGCCGAGTTGGTAGCCCTTGAGGTGCATACCAGCACGGTATGCCCGCTCTTCGGCGTTGGCACCCTTGAAAGCCTTGAGGCGACCGCTGGCACGGGGGATGGCGTAGTTGCGATTTTCCACGACGGGGGTCTCCTTGACCTCGGGGGCTTCGACGGCCTTGGCGGGAGCAGCCCGCTCAATGACGGCACGCAGTTCGGTTTGCTTGGCTTCGATCCGCTGGAGCAGTTCGATCTGCTCACGCAGCTTGGCGGCTCGGGTTTCGAGCGAGCGGAGGGATGCCTCTTGCTCTTCGCTCATCGCAGGCACATCGCCCTCGGCGGGCGTCTCGGAAGTCGCCTCCATTTCAGCGACCACGGCGGCGAGTTCGTCGAGCAGCTTCTTGAGCTTGTCCATGTGGGACTCCTGTGTGCGGGACGCGGGCGGCCAACGCTGCCCACACACTGA